GAGTCTTCTTACCGGAAAATCCCTGACCAACTAATTGACCAGCTCTTCCACGCATTGAGCACATAAGAAGATTCTCATACTCTAAATCATATTGTAAAATGCTTGCTACCTGATCTCCAACATCATTAACCTCACACAATATAAATGCATTATTAAATGACTTCGCAACCTGATGTATAACTGATGGATATATCATTGGTTTTATTTCATTATTTCTATATTTTGCAACTACCTTATGAGGAAAAGTCGATATGTCAAAAACTACAAATGCTGAATAGTCAATTTCAACTCCTCTTGCTACATCGACAGTAATTAAGTAATCATTACCAGATATTGGATTTTCGTATATATCTAAACCTGCATTTCTATTAATTGGATCATCATATACCATACTCCTTAACTTACTAGGAGCAATAAGAGTATCTACTGAACCTAAGAACTCACATTCAAACTCAACTCTGAATTGTTGTTCAGAAGTGTTTGCAATTGTATCTTCTCTCCATTTATCGTCTCTTCCAGGAACTTCAGTCCAATGAACCTCAGTTGCCACATACTTATTTTTTCCTCTTTCAGCGTCGTGCCAATAACGATAAAAATGGTTCATACCGTGGGGGGTAGAAACCATAATTACTTTAGTTGATTTACCAGAAGAAATTGTAGGATATACAGATGCAAAAAACTGATCTGCAAGATGATTTGGGATGAATGCAAATTCGTCCAAAAATATTATATTATAAGATCCACCACGAACAGCAGATGCTGATGTTGATGCTGCTACAATCTTAGATCCATTCTCAATTTCTAAAGATCCCCTGTTCCAGGCAAGAACTCCCTGTTGCAACCACTTCGGTAAATTTTCATAAGCAGTTTGTAATCTACCTAAAAGATCTCTTGCTGTAGATGCTTTGTTAGCAAGAATTGCAATATTTGAATTATCATTGAAAAGTGCATAATGTAAAAGATATGAAACTACAGTGGTACTTTTACCACTCTGTCTTGGCATTTTACATATATTAAATCTATGCTTATGAAAGTTATCAATTAACTTTGTTTGAAAATCATACATTTCAAAGGGAATCAATCCCCTATCTACGTTTACAATTTTAATATATTCTTTTGCGAAATAAACTGGATCCTCTTTACATTTAATGAATTCAATAATTTGATCTTCACTAAATTCAATTGGAGTATTAGCTTTTTTTAATAAAGGATTACCTAGGTATATATTATCTGGCATATTAAAATCAAGTATCGTTATTTTGAACTAATAGAATACAAAAAGTTGCAGCACACTTCATGTTATTAGTGGGAGATAATGCCCTTACTTCAATATCTGCTTTCTCTTGAATTTTGATTGGAAATTTATATTCTCTCTCAACACTATTTACATTGGTATGAATCGTGTCCTGTGCTCTCCATGCACCATCATTTGGATTATGAAGTCTTTTCATTAAGTAAACATCACCATCCGCTTTCGCAGTTGATACGTCAAATTGATAGATATATCCAGTGTATCCAGCAGGGACTGTATATAATGCCATAAAGGTCTGTCCAAGTCCACTTGAACTTGGAGAACCTACAGTACGAATTTGTGCAAGATTTGTTGCACCTTGATTTATACTAATAGTTCCTTCATTACTTCCAGTTGAACCAGAAGATGCAACAAATGCACGAAATACTCTATAGAATTCTACAGTTCCTGCAGAACCACCAACAGTTAAAGTTTCTGAAACTTGATTAAAATCGGAGTCAAGACCTTCAACAGTCACAGTTCTTGCACCAGTTCCAGATTCTGAATCATCACTATCTGTACTTGTAACTGTTAAAACTCCTGCAGAAGTTAGGTATGTATAAAGACCACCACCATCCCAGATGGTCTCTAATGAACCATCAATGTCATCATTATTACCAAACTTTATGATGTGAAATGCACCACGAACTTTACCACGAGAAACATTGAGTTCCCATGCCTCGTCCCATAAGTAATTTTTAAATGGCATATTCAGTCACTCCATTGCAATCTTTCTGGTTGATATCTCTTAGCACTTTTAATTCTAGATGATGAATTTTCACCAGGATAAACTTGATGAACAATTGCTCCAGGATATTCACCCTGAATTTGCTCTGCTAATTTATTTTTGGGAATCATTTCACCTTCCATTTCCAATCTGTATAACTTGCCTTCCCAAACAATATCAGCAGAATAAGTCTCCTGCTGTTGTGTTTGTTCCTGACCTATGTACATATTTCCATTGAAGTCACCTTGAATAGTGACTCCTTCGGAAAGAAATTCTTGAAAACTTTTCATATCAGCAATTCCAAGCTCTTAAACTTTTGTTGATTCTGCTATCTGGATCATTAGCAGTTTTGGCAGAAGTGAGTTTCTCCTTCATACCTTTCATTCTTTTGCAGAATGAATCTCTTCTCTTATTACCAACTTTCTTTGAAGGTCGTTTTAAGTTATGTCCATCTGCTTTGGCAGACTTACGTCCTGCGTCATTGAGTCCACCCTCAGGATTCTGTCCTTCTTTTCTTGTCCAAGCAGCAGATTCTAAAATGAATTGATCAAAAGTTTTTTGTTCTGGTACACAATCTTCACTAATTCCTCTTGAATGCTTATCCCACATTTTAGGACCATACATACACTCATCTCTTTTTTCCATCTTTTGGCAGAGATCACAATATCTTTCACCTGCTAACATTTTAGCATTAGCTTCTGCAGACTCAGACTTATTTCCCCAATTTTTTGCACCTACCTTTCTACATTTTACTAATGCTCCAGATGCATAAGCAGATGGCCAAACGCTGTAACGTGATTTTACTTTACTATAGCAAGCATCTTTTTTACCACTTCCCTTTCCTTTTTTATCTTTTGCTTCTTCTAACTCTAATTCTTTATTTTTCATTCTTTTTGCTTTTGTTTTAGCAAGAAGTCTTTGCTTAGCATCATATGCTGGTTTGTTAGGACCATCTTTTGCCATCTCTCCTTCTCTTCTGGCACTCAATCTAGCAACTAATTCTGCTGGTGCTCTTCTTGTGTCCATTTCTTCTTTCCTAGTTTCTCTGTCGGTTTTTACCATCGTTGGAGAAGATGCTCCAGATTTTTCTTGTTGTCTTGGATCTTCTCTTCTTTTTGCAGCAGCTGCAGCAAGTCTCTCTTTCTTTGACATACTATTTCTTTTTTCAGAAGATACGCACTTAGGAATGCCCTCACCAGGCTTGTCACTTGCACAAGAATCACCTGTTACAACATTAACCCAACCTTTTTTACCATCTTTAGATTTGGACTTTCCAAACCAATCACGTAGTCCCTCCTCATTTAAATTAAGTGATTTCATGAGTTAAGATTATTCTTCTTTATTATTTAGAAGACCTTGTTTTAAAAGTTTAGATAATTCTGCTGTAGATCCAACAAAAAGTGCATTATTTACTGTTGTGTTTCCTTTTTTATTTGGAGCATCTAAATCCTTCATCTTCTTCTGAAGATCTAATAACTTATCTGTAACGTCTCCAACAGATTTAATTAACTGACCAGCAACTTCAAACGCTCTTGGATGTTCAGATTCCTGTGCTAATTCAAGAATTCCTTCAATTGCCTCTTGACCTCTATCTATTAACTTATAAAGATTTTCTCTAGTATATTCATAATCTTTTTCTGGATCATTAGATTCTTTTTCATCAGGATTAACATCTACAATTTCATTTGATACTACTTCTGTATCAATAGCTTTATCAATATCAGTTTTGATATTTAAAGCTTTTTCTAATCCTTCATACTTTTTTTCCATCATACTCATACATCAACATCAATTCCTTGATTTGGACTGTAAGTTTTAAAGTCTGAGAATTCTTGTAGATCTCTGTTGAATCCGAAATCATCTCCAATTTCAATAAATGGATCGTCAAGAGAGTTTATCTGACCATCATCGTTATAGTCTTCAAGAGCTTTTGGAGTTGATGTGTATCTAATTTCTCTCTTAGCACTCCTCAATGCATCAGTTGCATAATCGACCTGAACCTTTTTAATTAGACCATCTTGATCTGATGGAATTTCACTATATAAGTATGTTTTTAATGTAAAAGTTAATGTATAATTTATAATCTTTCTAGTTCTGAAATCTTCTTCGTAATTATCTCTAAAATTAATTCTATTTAATATTATTGGAACATCTTTAATTTCATTAATTTGAGGAATAAAATTAATTGAAAGATTGAAAGATGGTTGAAAAAATGGTAGTATTTGTTCTATGATCTGAAGTACATCATCTTGAAGCTTTGACATAATATTCAACTCAAATTGAATATTATACGGAGTCGGCACAAAAACATTTTTAATATCAGTACTATCAGTTGCCGATGCTGTTTTGAATTTTTGAATTACAGAAGATTTTCTAGTTCCATCGTAATCAATAGAAACCATTTCGAAAGACATTCTTGGCAAGGTTGTTGCAATCTTTCTACTTGCATTTGGATCTTGTTCAATCCTTGCTAGAAATTTTTGTACTGGTCCGTAAGAAATTGGAACTTTAAAAATAGAAAGATCATTTTCAGATTGATCTTGCTTTTTAATCGATATATTATTAAATAACGTGCCAAATGCTACAACGTGTTTTGTAATTATTTTATTATAAAAGTAAGTTCCAAACATTTTCTTAACCTCTGTAGTTATTATTTAACCAATTAAACTTCTCCGAAAGGATTTATCTCATCAAACTGAAGAATATTGTCCGATTCTTCCTGAATAATTTCATTTTGATCGTATTCTGTATCAGACTCAAAAGTATTATATTTTTGAATGAAATATTCAGCAGATGAATCTGATCCTTTTACAAGATCTCCAACAATAAAATCTTTTCCTTGACCATAAACTTTTAAAACTCTGGTATCAGGATCCCAGTCTCTAACTAATCCAGTAGCATTAGA